GGAACCATTCATTAGGTGCGTCTGCCTGGAAATGAAGTGGATCCTGTGTCTCCACATAATATATCCATGAGATATGAGCAGGGTCATGACAGTGGTCAGGTACTGACCTCTCTTCATCAGTGACAGCGTACCATGTCTTCATAAAATGAACATCATAGAAACAATTCATAGAGTCCATGTACTCTACTATATGATCATTAACCTCACAAAAGAAACTGGCAAGTTGAGGGTCTTGGTGTACTAACACCTTACCATCTAACTCACCAGTCAATCCTTGATTAAATCTATGATGTTCCCACCTCCTACTAATCCACCTAACATATTCAGGTAAAGAATGCTTGTAGATAGAGGTTGGAAATATATTAATCATGTATTATAAGACTAGGGTTATCTCCTAGTCTACTCTTGTTGTATATAATTATCCTATCGTTATTATAATCTGCTGTAAATTCTAACTCATCGTCAGGAGGCCACATCAACTCCTCATATAGAGCATTGAGTTTCGCCATGTCCTCGTAGAGATCACTTGTCATCTGGTTGACGATTCTCCGAATAATATATGTCGAATGAACCACCAGGATATCTCTTCTCTAACTTCTTAATATTCATCTCGATGACCTCATCAAATGATACGTCTAATGCCTGGGTAGCCTGTGAAACATACCACATAATATCACCCAACTCAATAAGCAGATGCTCTCTGTTTGCGTCGTCCCAAGGTTTGCCTTGAAACACCATCTTCTTAACGATCTCAAGAAACTCGCCAGACTCAGCAGCAAGCCCAACACCAGCAGTGGTAAGACGTTCAATATTGGCACCCTCTCTGTCAAGCTCAACCAAACGGTCAGCAAGAGCGACAAAATCCTTAGAACTATCGCTTGTGACAGCATCCACGAAATGAGAGTACCTATCAAAATCTACAGCCATAATTTTTAATTCCTATAAAATATATTTTACACCTTACGGCGCATAGTTGTCAAGTGTTCTAACACTTCTTCACGAACCCAGAGGAGTTCATTGAAACAGCCTTGGTTGTGAGCACAACCTCTAAGTTGACTGTCTGGTCTTTGTACGGACTCGATGAAGATGTCGAGTGCTCTATTCCATTTAGTATCCTGACACTCATGAGTGTCTACACTACCTTGATCATGCATTAGAATGTAAAGTCTCCAAACTTATGTTTCTTTTCCACACTAACTACTTCTTGTCCAGAATCCATAATATTATTCTGGGCTGATTGTTCTACATCATACAGCCTCATCTTAGATCTGTCAATACCTATCACAAATCTCTTGTTGAGTGTGGGGTCATAGTATCTATTCTTCAACTGCTTGACCATTATTTGATTCTGGGCTTCCAACTCCTCAGTAGATATGAGAGCGAACATAAGGTCAGCAGTAGCAGGGAGTCCGAAAGACTCTGACGTGTCAGTAAGGTCAACATCGCTAGAACCGAAACCAGCACGAGTAGTTTGAGTAGCACTGACAATCGGTACATTAAATTCAACGGCAAGTCCTCTCAATTCTTCTGCTATACTTTTAACCATAGTGTATGAGTTTACACCTGAGTTACCTCTGAACCTCTGAGAGGCACATATATTCAAGTAGTCTATGAATATTATATCTGGTCTGAAATTCTTCTTTAGTGCTAGGTCATTTAAGAGTGCTCGAAAGTGACCCGCATGTGCTGAAGCAGTCGGGTATTCTTTTACTATTAACTTACCTTGTGTCTTCTGAGAGAGGTTAGTGATCCTCGTCTCAAACATTTGCTTAGGTAACTGTGCTAGTTGTTGGATGTCGATGTTGAGGAGGTTTGCATCAACTCGTTCAGCAATGCGCTCTTCCGCCATTTCCATTGTAATGTATAGAACGTTCCGTCCTTGCAACAACACGGAGCTAGCGACGTGGCACATGAATAAGCTTTTTCCGACACCCGTACCAGCAAGCGCGATGTTAAGAGTCTTATTAGGTAAGCCACCTTTGGTAATTTTGTTAAAAAATTCGATATCGAAGGGTACCTTCGACTCGACCTTGTGATAACTCTCATACCTTTCTTCATAATCGTCAATGTAATCGTGGCCAATGTGATTATCAAACGACACACCAAGTGCCTCCGATAGGATACTAGGTATCGCATCGGGGGTTTTCTTTTCATCAGAACCATCGGCAATCTTAATACTCTCCATGAGAGCAAGATAGATCGCACGTTCCTGGCACCACTTTTCAGTAGTGTCAAGGAGCCAATCTAACTCGGTTGCCTCCTTGTCTAAGGATTGAATGCTTGTAGTAATCTGCTTGAACTGATCATCACTAAGTGTAGAGATTTGCCCTACTTCAATGGTAAGAGCTTCAACTGTAGGAACAGCAGAATACTTTACGAAGTATTTATTAATGAGATCAAACAGAACTCTGTCTGTAAAGTCCTGGAAATACTCTTGCTTTACGAATGGAAGTACCCTTCTAGGATACTCCTCCGTCAACAATAAGTTTTTCAGGATCAAACTCTCCACCTTCATAGACTTCCTCGGTGATCAAAAAATTAAATGATATAGTAGACCTCAGTTTAGAGGACTTGTTCATGGGAGCAGAGTGCTCTAACCATGCGGGGAAGATAATTAAATCACCTTCAGTTACCCAAGGTATTATAGTATTCTGTTCTTCACCTTGGCAAGCCAATAATGTCTCGTTAGGGTGATAGAACTGAGTACCCTTGTGTTCATTGGGATCAAAGTGTACATAATATACACCAGACCACTGACCAGGAGCATGTATATGCTTATCCTGCCAGTTGGTACGATCATAACAGTTCATCCAGAGGTCAGTGAGTAAAAGATTACCAGGTATTCTTGCCTCATCTTGGAACTCATCAAAGACATGACCAAACTCCTCCATACATTCTACAATAGGAAACATCTTAGTGCCAAATGTAGTAAAGAGATTGCAGTTCCACCCTTCAGGTGTACTGGTCTCTAGTTTGTGTTCCTCATAATACTGTTCAACCCTCTCCTTAATAGGAGCATGATCTTCTATATGATATCTGAATATCTTAGTAGGAAATATATCAACCTTCACCGTGACCTCCGTATCTAAATTCCTCACCAGCAGCCCAGTCTAACTTCTCCATCACTTCGGACGTGAAGTATTTTTCGGGATCTTTAAGCATAGCAGAAGGATAAACGGAGCTATCGCCGACAACAATGCGGTTGCCTTTACGAGTGAAAACTCCGTACTTCTCACCAAGTTCCAAGAGTCCATAGTATTTGTCAAGTCCTCGCTTGTCATAAAATAAACGAATAGAAACTTGAGCATTCTCTTTAGACAATCGTGACTTAGCAGTCTTAGCTTTAATAATGTTGCCTACCACTTCCTTACCATCCTTCTCCTTAGACTTGGATAAGTATATTATAGTAGAAGCAGCGTACTTAAGTCCACTACCACCGCCCATTTCTTTGGTTGGCACATAGGCACCGACCACATCATATGTATGGTTAGTTACCAGCATAGGGACATTTGCTTTACCTAACTTCAAGGTGAGTACTCGGAAGATCGCTTTGACCACCTGTGCTCTAGTCATATCCCTAGTGTCCTTACCCTCTGCTGAGTCTGCTAGTTCCTTAGAGGTGGACAACATACCCAGAGAATCTAAAACAAACATTAAGGGTTGTCTCTTCTCTTTGGGTTGTTCTAAATATTTGTCTAAGATTTGTATTGCTTGTGTTCTAAACTCCTGTACTGTAGTCACAGGTACTAGGATCATCCTACTGGTATCAACCTCACGTTCCTCCATCATCTGTTTAGAGATGGCAGACTCTGACTCGAAGTATACTACTCCAGCATTCTTATTCTGCTTAAGGAAGTTCTCAACTATTCCAAGACAGAAGAAGGTCTTTCCTGTAGAGGATTCACCAGCGATGGCGGTAATTTTATTGGCAGGGATACCACTGTTAATAGACCCACTAACAAGAGCGTTAAAAATATAACTCCCAGTATCCACATACCCTCCGATGTCTCCGACTGATCCGTCTGAGAGGAGTCCTGCGTAGTCGTTACCTATTTCTTTAACGACATCCTTTAAAAAACTCATGTAAATAAAAATTCAAGTGTTGATGTCTTCTCTGTCTCCCATCCTATCACGTTAGTGATGATCTGTAAAGGGTCGAGGAAACTTTTCTGGAACTGTGCCTTACGATCTATACAACGTTCAAGTTCCAACTCCCTAGGAAATGTATTCAAAAATGATATGACATTCTCTCTAGTGTAGTTCTTATTATCCTTCTGCTTCAAGAACAAATACTTTATCTTCTCACCCTCTTGTACTAAGGGGTATTTGTGTTCGAGTTTTTTCTTAGCGACATAAAAATTATATAAGAGAGTTCCACGAACATGTAACGGGCATCCCTTTGAATACACGTCTGTTGTTGATTTGTATTTCTTGATTCCATTGACCGACCTAGGAAATGCAATGTCTTCAGGCGGTAACGAATAGAACTCATCCTTGAATCTATCTATAAAGGTTACCAACTCGTCCTGCTCACCTGACATCATGATGTCAAGAGCATCTTTAATCGCTGTCCTACATGGTGATGGTGTTGATGACTTGACTGCCTCAATACCCATCATCTTAAGCTTAGGTTTATTATACCTAACACCTTCACTGTCCCAGACATTCAAGATGTATCTCTTCTTCGCAGTCCAGATACCCCTAGCAGCAATGTTCTCCCTCTTCATGGACATCT